GGATCTCATGGCTATTGCTAGGGTCAGTTTAAGAAATAGGTTGAAAGGTATGGAACGTATCCAAATGGTAAATACTGTACACGATTCAATAATACTTGACTTTGATCAAAAAGTATGGGATAATATAGGTATAGTCAACATTGTTGACAAATGTTTTAATGATGTGCCACTTAACTTTAAAAAGTTATTTGGAAAAGAGTTCAACCTTCCTATGAGGGTTGAGTGTCAAATTGGACCCAATTGGGGAGATATGGAGATAGTAAATGCAAATCACAGTAATTGATGTAGGTACACCTAACACACACGCAGCCAAGAATGGTAGATCATACCAATCTATGGAAGTAACTTATAAGAATGAGCAAGGTCAAACTCAGTCTAAAAAGTTAATGTCTTTTTCTAATCCTGAAGTGTTTAAACAAGCTAAGGAATGGCAAAAAGGTGATAGCGTTAATGTTAATATGACTAAAGATGATGCAGGGTATTGGCAGTGGGTAAGTATTGGTGAGGCAGGTTCTGCACCATCAACACCACCACAAGCTTTTACAGGTAGTAAACCAGCTCAAGGTGCTAGAGTAACAGGTTCTAACTATGAGACACCTGAAGAACGTGCAAAGAAACAAGTTTACATTGTTCGTCAGAGTTCAATCTCAAGTGCTATTGATTTACTTAAGTCAAATGGTAATGATGTTAAAGTAGAAAATGTGTTATCAGTAGCTAAGCAACTAGAAGATTATGTCTTTGGAAAAGAGACTGGTGTTCAAGGTATTATTGCTATGCAGGATGATATTCCTGTATAATGCAAGCCTTACTTGACCAAGATCTATTGTGCTTTAGATGTGCTGCTTCAGCTGAGCACGATGACTTAGGTATTGCTATCTATCGGTTAGATGAGCTCTTAGATACTATCCTCACTAAAACAGAGGCGAGTAGCTACAGAGCTTTTTTAACTGGTGATACTAACTTTAGAAAACAGATTTATCCTGAGTATAAAGCTAATCGCAAATCACCTAAGCCAATTCATTTAGAAGCTTTACGCAACTATAGTCTTGACAAGTTAAATGCAGAGTATGCTCCTGATGGTTTAGAAGCAGATGATGCACTAGCAATTAATCAAACAGATAGTACAATCATTTGTACATTAGATAAAGATTTACTACAGGTTCCAGGTTCTCACTTCTCCTGGGAAATTAGTGGTAAAGGTTGGACGAGACCAGATAGATTTGTTGAACAAACAGAACTTGAAGGTCTTCGTCTTTTTTATGAACAATGTCTTAAAGGTGATACGTCAGATAACATTAAAGGTATTGAGAAGATTGGTGAGAAGAAAGCTAAGGTACTTCTTTCTACATGTCAATCAGAACAAGAGATGTTCAATATTGTAAGAGATCTGTATGGTAATGATGACGAATTTATCATGAACGCAAAAGTCTTATGGATCCTTAGATCTGTAGATGACGATTGGAAAAAGAGATTTGATGCCAACATTCAAAAGTAAATTAGAAGAAAAGGTGTGGGCAGTTTTAAAGAAAACATTCCCAACAGTTAAATATGAACCTACCAAGTATAAATATGTTCAACCTGAACAAGAGAGAACTTACACTCCTGATTTCAAGACTGGTCGTAGAAATATCTTTATTGAAGCTAAAGGTAAGCTTGATCTCGAAACTAGAAAGAAGATGGTGTGGTTTAAACAGTGCAATCCTAACATTATTATTATATTCTTATTTCAAAATCCTGATAACAAATTAACAAAAAGAAGTAAAACAACTTACGCTATGTGGGCTGAGGCTCAAGGGTTTCTGTGGTTGGACTTCAGAAAGGACTGGCTAAGTGCTTATCAAAAATTGTGTGAAAAATGATGATGGAGGATACGACTTTCAATTTAGTGTCAATGACGAGGAAGCAGAATACCTTATTCATTTGGCAATTGAAACTCTTATTCGTACTGGTGTTATTCAACTTGAAGATCAAGATGCTGTTCAAGACGAACTTGACTACTACATAAACAATGGAGGTAAAGTTTCATGAGTAAGATACTTTTGATAGATATCGAGATGGCTCCGAATGTCGCTCATGTGTGGGGCATTTGGGATCAGAACATTGGAATCAATCAACTACAAGAGTCATCGTATGTGCTCTGCTACGCAGCCAAGTGGCTAGGTGATAAGAAAATGGTATTTGATTCTGTTAAAAAGAGTGGTGATAAAAAGATGTTAGAAGGTATCCATAAACTTCTTGACGAAGCGGATGCAGTCATTCACTACAATGGTAAACGATTTGATATACCATCACTTAACAAAGAATTTTTACTTCATGGCATGTTTCCTCCTGCACCATTTAAAGAGATTGACTTACTTACTGTAGCTAAAGGTCGCTTTAGATTTGTGTCTAATAAGTTAGACTATGTTGCTCAACAGTTAGGTCTTGGTAAGAAAACTGAACACAGTGGTCATGAGCTATGGGTACAATGTATGGCAGGTATTCCAAAAGCTTGGAAGATCATGGAAGAGTATAACAAGAACGATGTAGTTCTCTTAGAGAAAGTATATGAACGTTTTAAACCTTGGATTAAGAATCATTTAAACAGAACGTTAATTGAAGGAACTAATCTTTGTTGTCCTACTTGTGCATCTAAGAACTTCCAAAGACGTGGCTTTAATTTAACTTCTGCTGGTAAGTATCAACGCTATCAGTGTAGAGCTTGTGGTAATTGGTTCAGAGATAATCAGAATCTTAAAGAAAAAGGTTCTTTAAAAGTAATAAGTATTTAAGGAGAATAAATGAACAAACTAATTAAAAGCTTATTGTTTGGTTTATTAATTTTATGTACTACTTATGTACAATCTGAACCAAAAATGTTTAAAGACAGTGCTGGTAGATGGGTTAATTCAGCAGGTGGAAATATATACGGTGATTCTCGATTTAACATTAACGCAGATCCCAGATTTAATCCTAATGCAGATCCCAGATTTAACATAGATGCAGACCCAAGATTTAATGTAAATGCAAACCCTAGATTTAATTTAGATGCTAATCCTAATTTTAGTATTAATGGAGAGGAAAGATGAAAGCACATTTGAAACTGAATAGAATTAGAGATAGAAAAGATGGTAGTTGTGATGTATTAATAGATGCTAATGATGAAGGTAAACGATTGCTTATGGAAGCAGGGTTTATAAAAATATTAGAAGACTTTATGATACAACATACACATAAACTATCCTTGATTGATAAACTTAAAATCTGTTGGAATATATTAAAATGAAACCTGATGCCTGGATTGTAGAAGAGTTTGACTCTAGAGGACAACTTGTTTGGAAGATGATGGCTTTCTTTGAGCCTACGGAATTGTCTTGGTTTAAAGACCTAAAAAGTCAGAAACATAATTTAGTCATCACGCCTATGTATAAGAATGAGAAGGAGGCTAAACGTTATGATGGTATTAAGAAGTATGATTCTAGTAGGTTTGTTGTTGGGTTGTAGTGGGTGTACAGATTTTCTTGTAAATACATCAGGAACTTTTGTTGGAAATATTATATCTAATAAAGTGATTAAAGAAATGGAAAAGGAAAAACAGAATGATACTGGACAAGAGATTCCTAAGAAAGCTTTATGATTGTTATAAGGAGTTACCTCCTTTCTGTAGTAAACGTATGCCTCCAGCTAGAAAGGTTACATTTGAAGTAACTGATGATGATGACTACTTAGGTATGTTTATTCCTTATCCAATGAGGATACAAATTACTACTAACAACAGTAACTTCCATTTACTTACTGAGACTTTACTTCATGAAATGGTTCATTTGTATTTGTTTTATAACAATCATACTGATTACAATCAACATGAAGAGAAGTTTAAACAGCTTGCAGATGAAATATGTGAAGTTTTAATGCTAGATAGAGAAAAATTTGTTTGACAAAATTGTTTAAACAGGGTATAATATTATGGTAGAACAATTTATTGGATACGTTTTAAATATAATACTTGCATTACCTTTATGGGTATTAATAGTCTTTATGTTTAAACGCTTTTATGATGAGATGGAGGACAAATGAGTGCATTAGATAAGCAAGTAAGTGGTAGTCATTATAAGCAATTTAAGATACAACCTATTGAGTTTATAACAAAAAATAATATTCCTTTTATTGAAGGGAATGTGATAAAATATATCTGTCGTTGGAGAGATAAGAATGGTCTCGAAGACTTAGACAAAGTAATACATTATGTAGAATTATTGAAGGAGTTAGAGAATGGCAAGTCAGAACGAACACACGGGATCAAGGCTCGTATCAAAACCATTATCAAAGGATGGTCAAGACAACTGGGATCGCATCTTCGGAAAGAGAATCAAGGAGCAAAAGCTGACAACAGAAGACATGTTACCTGAGTATGAACTTAATAAGTCTACAGGAGATGTTCAATCCGTTTCTCGTATAGATGTTATTGGTCAGAATGGTAACGATGGCGATCATTACTAAGTTAGATATATTATGCAATTAACATTCGAAGAAATTTGTGAACACTTAAAGAAGTATGATGAGACTATGTTATTAGAGTTACTTAACATATCCTCTGAAGAAATAGTAGAGAAGTTCCAAGATAAAATAGAAGATAATTTAGAGGCTCTTGCAAAAGAGATTGATAACGAAGAAGAGGAATATGACATATATGAATAGTTTACCAAGTGTTTACCAAGAAGTTATTGCATACAGTAGATATGCTAGATTTTTACCTGAGAAGAATAGAAGAGAAACTTGGGATGAAACAGTAGGACGATTAGTAGGATACCTTCAAACTAAGGTGGAATTAGATGAGGAAACATGGAAAGATTTAAGACAATCCGTAGAACGATTAGAGGTTATGCCTTCTATGCGTCTACTCATGACTGCTGGAGAAGCCTGTGAAAGAGATAATATTGCTGCTTATAATTGTTCTTATCTTGCTGTTAATAATAAACGTGCTTTTAGTGAAGCTTTATATATACTCATGAATGGTACAGGAGTTGGATTCTCTTGTGAACGTCAAGAGATTTCTAAACTTCCTGAAGTACCAGCTGAATTAAAATATGTAGAAGATGTTATCTTTGTTGAAGATAGTAAATTAGGTTGGGCTAAAGCATTTAAAAAACTACTCTCTTCTTTATGGGAAGGTGACATACCTACATTTGACTTCTCTAAAGTTCGTCCTGCTGGATCAAGACTAAAAGTATTTGGTGGTCGTGCTAGTGGTCCTGAACCTTTAAAGAAATTATTTGATTTCGTAGTAGAAACGTTTAAACAAGCTGCTGGTCGTAAACTTACATCAATTGAAGTACATGATATTATGTGTATGATTGGTGAGATTGTAGTGGTTGGTGGTGTAAGACGTTCTGCTTTAATCTCTTTATCTAACTTGACTGATCGCAGGATGCGTGAAGCTAAAATGGGAGCTTGGTATAATGATCATCCACACAGAGGACTCGCAAACAATTCAGTGGCATACACAGAGAAACCAGATAGTGAGACTTTCATGGAAGAGTGGCTCAGTTTGGTTAAATCCAAATCAGGTGAACGAGGAATCTTTAATCGTATTGCTGCTCAAAATCAAGCAAATAAATGGGGAAGACGAGATCCGACTCTCAGCTACGGAACCAATCCATGCTCAGAAATTATCCTCCGTGATAAACAGTTCTGCAATCTTACGGAAGTGGTTGTACGGGCAAATGATACCGAATCTACCCTTGCTAAGAAAGTCAGGATCGCAACAATACTTGGAACTATCCAATCCACTTTAACTAATTTCCAATTCTTATCTTCTGAATGGAAGAAGAATACTGAGGAAGAACGTTTACTTGGTGTAAGTATGACAGGTATTATGGATGCTGAGATTACAAGTAATCCTGATCCACTCATGTTAGAAAGGTTAAGAGATGTCGCTAGGAAAACAAATGAGGAGTATGCTGAGAAATTTGGTATATCACCTTCTGCTTCTATCACTTGTGTTAAGCCTTCAGGGACTGTATCGCAGTTGGTTGATTCCGCTAGTGGTATCCATGCTCGTCACAATGACTTTTATATTAGACGCATACGCATGGATAAAAAGGATCCTATCTACACCTACCTTAAGGAAAAGGGTGTGGCAGTAGAAGATGAAGTATTTAGACCAGACTCTACAGCAGTATTCTCATTCCCAATGATGGCTCCTACTGGTGCTATCTTAAGAAATGATAAGACTTCTATTGAACAATTAGATAACTGGTTAATATATCAACGTCACTGGTGTGAACATAAACCATCAGTAACTATCTCTGTTAAGGATGAAGATTGGGTTGAAGTAGGTGCTTGGGTATGGAAACATTTTGATGAGATCAGTGGCGTGTCTTTCTTACCACACTCTAATCATACCTATCAACAAGCTCCTTATGAAGACTGTACTAAAGAGCAATACGAAGAACTTCTTGCTACTACTCCTAAAGCAATTGATTGGGAAAACTTTAAGGAAGAAGAAGATAATACAACAGGAGCTCAGACACTAGCTTGTGTTTCTGGAGCTTGTGAAATTTAAGGAGATAGTATGCTTATCGGTGCTGAATTAATATGTGGTGTAAATGTTGGATTTGAGATTGTAGAAGATTCTGATTTCCACTATTTACTTGTAGACTTATTTATAGTAAGATTACAATTCTGTAAAGAGAAACCACAAGTATGAAGATATGTATTATAGGAAGCCGTAGTATTGACAAAGCAGAAGTTGTCTTTCCTATTATAGATAGATTTATTAAGGATCAAACAAATGGTAAACCTACCTTCATCTCAGGAGGTGCTAAAGGTGTAGATCAATTGTCAAAGAAGTATGCAGAAGCAAATGGATTTGACTTTGTTGAGTTTTTACCGTATCATTTAATTGATCAAACAGTAGAGTTTAGTAGTAAATATTTCTTTATTAGAAATAAACAAATGATTGACAACGCAGATAAGGTTCTGGTAATATGGGATGGTAAGAGTAAAGGTACTGAATATGGTATTAAGTATACTCAGAAAAAGAATCTACCTGTGATGATAATCAAGATAGTTTAGTTGTTCCCTAAGGCTATAGCAGACGTAAAGGTTCTAGTAGGGCTGCCTCTCCCTAATTAGAATTGTTTGTTATAGCCTTATTTTATTTGGGAACTATTATAGTGAAGCGAACTTATTGATGTAAGTCTTAGCTTCAGCTGTAATATGTTTCTTCCAGTTTATAGGATCAATCTCAATAGCATTTCTCACAACTGCAGGTCCTGCATTGTAAGCTGCTAAAGCTTTCTCCATATCACCACCAAATTCTTTTAACATAGCTGATAAGTAGTCAGTAGCAAAACGTTTATGTTCTGCTTCTGGTGCTTTAGCTAAGTCAGCAATTGGTGTGATTCCAAAACCTGGATCTTTAGCTGTAGATGGAAGGATTTGATACTTACCTAATGCTCCTGTAGGAGATTTGATAAGCTTTCCAGTTTCATCTAAGTGTTTGTTGCCAGTCTCAACTTGAGCTAGCTTAGGGATTACTAAGTCTACAGATGCCCCTTTATCTATAGACTCAGAGTTTTTTTTAGAAAGATCTCCTCCAGAAACGAGTGAGGGAAGTTTTCCGTAGAATTGTACCCTAGCCTCGGATAGAGATAGACCGCTAGTATTATAGAAAGCAGTAAAGGCTTCATTGATACTCCTTACAGTTTGTGAGTTAAACTGGTTAATTGATCGTGAATCTTGATCAGTGCCAGTAACTACAATAGTACCATCTTTATCATTAAATGTCACATTTAGATTACCAGGATTAGCAATTCTAAATTGATTGACAGCATTATTTAACAATGGTACATAGTCAGAGATATGTTTTTGTAATCCTGATAAAACAGCTGGGTCTTTAATTTCAGACACAACTTGTTTAAACTGTGGATTAGACAAAGACTTGATTAAATCTTGTGTGATTTGTTTGCCGTTAGCTGGATTTGTATCCAATTTAGCAACGAATTTTGATAGAGTATTCTCTAGTTCTGCACCTCCTCGTTTTTCAGTAGCTGTGATGTTTACATTCTCATCAAGTATTGCCTTAGCAACATTATCTTTTCCACCAGCTTTTGTACTAAAAGCAGTATCTGATTTATCATAAGCTGTACCCATAACTTCTTTTGGTGTATCAAGTAAAGACTTGATCTTGTTATCAAACTCTACTTGTCTCTCAGCTTGGCTTCTTGTAGACATCTTACCAAATACGTTAGCAATCATTTCCATCTCTACTAAAGAAGGCATCTTAGTATAAACTTCATACTTCTTAGTATTAACAAAAGTATCTAGTCTATTTTTAGCTTCTTCAGCTGTATAGGTACCATTAGCTTGTTTACTATAAGTATCTCTAATTGCTTTTAATTGAGAGTCAAAAAGATCTATAGCTGGTTTAATTCTAGGATCATCAGGATTTACATTATTGATAAGGAATCCTTTTCTAACTAGACTAGTGGCATCATTAGCTATTTGTGTAAGTGCCATTTCCTTATCTCTAATACTACCATCTTGTAGAACTTTATTAAATTGAGCATTAACATTATCTGTTATAGCATCAGTAAGTTTATAGTGAAGACCTGCATCAGATACCTGTTGAGCATTAAGGTTAGTAATAGCTGTGTTAGTTTTAACTGATTGATCAATTGCATTGTAGAATTGTTTCTTCTCAATCTGTTCACCAGTAGCTTGAGCTATTTTATTGTAATCTCTAGAACCATCTGGATTCTGGAATTTAGGACTATAGATATTAACTTCATTCTTTAACGCTTCTGTTTCAAGTTGTTTAATTTGAGCATTTACTGAAGCTTGTTGATCTTTAATAAACTCAACATCTTGACTTACTCTAGCAGATAGATTGTTTACTTCAGCAATACGACCTACATGAATAGAAATCTCACGAGCATAAGCTGGGTTAGCAGCCAAAGCTTCACGAGTAACCTTAGCAAGACGTTCTTTGAGCTCAAACTCAGACATTATACCTTGATTCTTAGCTTTAATTAAACGATCTGCTTTATCTGTCAATACGTTCTGAATACCTGATACTTGAGTATTTAATTGTTGGTTAAGCATGATAGGATAAGTGCTATCATAACCAGCTATACGTTTAACTTGATCCATTTGTGCTTGTGTATTTTGAACATCTTTTTCCATAGAAGCTACACCACTAAGACTTCTTTGTTGTTGTTCATTCACAATATTATTAACTTGTTCAGTCACACCTTCAAGTGCTCTAGCTTTATCAAGAGCAACTGCACCTGCAATAGCAGCATTACCTAATGTAGCTATGGATCCTAGTTCACCTTCTGCTCTTATACCAGGTGCTCGATTAACAATAGGTTCAGCAACGTAAGGTCTTACGTTATATTCTTGCATGATTTGTTGAAAGTCAGGTGCTTTTGCCATAATTATTCCTTAAATAAATCTTGTTGTGGTTTATTATTTTCTTTAATTCTTTTAATGATATCTTGTACTACTGGGTCTTTAGATGAACCAAATCTATTAATAATGTTTCTCATATCAGCATCCATAGAATCTGTATTCATGATATAGTTGATTAAACTTGTCTTCTTATCTGAATCAAATCTACGTCTGTCTCGTTCCATAACACCTTTAACGATACGATCCATTTCGCTAGGAGAGAACTTACCTGTCTTCTCCATAGCACTAATTTGCATATTAATAATACTAAAGAACTTCTCTGGAGCATCTTCTGTCTTAAGAACATGGATAATCTCTTTATCAAAGCCATCAATAGCTTCAGTAATTCTTTGTTCTTTGGTCATCTTAAGTTCTTCAATCTTCCACTGATCTAGTTCACGTCTAGTCTTAAAGCCTGCCATTTGAGCAATAGCTTCACCAGTTGTGATATCTAGAGCCTTACTATAACCATTCTTAGTCATTAACTCTTCACCAGATAAGGCAGTCATAGCTTTAGTAAAGTTATTACCAGCTGAAGTAATCTGAGCTATTTGACCAATACTTTGTAAGAATGAATCACCAGTTACATCTTTATAAGTAAAGATATCTGCTGCAGCTTGGAATCTTTCATAAGCTCTTATACCTACTGAGATTGATGGAATGTTAGGTTTCTGTACTCTAGGATCACCAGTAACGAATCTGTAAAAGTTAATTTGTTCTTTTAAGATATCAGCAAAGAAGTTAGTAGCATTAATAGAAGCACTATCACTAATAGAGAAGTCAGTATCATCTTGAGTAATAACTTGCATCAATTCATTAGCTGCAATATCAAGTGCACCTTTTTCTAATAATCTAGCGTTATTAACAATATTTTCGTCATCACTACTCATAAAGTAATCATAGAGTAATTTACCACCAGCTAAAGGAGTACCAAACTCTACACCATGAATAAGTAGTCTAGCTGCAGTTAATTTAGTTCTTTCTACTTTGCTTAAATTAGTAGCATTATCTTGGATAAGATTCATGAAACCTTTAAGATTAATAGCTTGGAACTGTGTTACGAATCCAAGTAAAGGAAGTTTTTGGAAAGCCAATGCACCTGAATTAGTCATCGCACCAGATTGTTTCCATGATTGGAATCCAATTTCTTGAATGTTTTGTGCAGTATCCCAACGTTCACCAGGATGTGCAGCTTTCCATCTTTCTTTAGTTTGTAAGAATAAACCAATACGGTTAGTCAACTCACCTGCTGTAAAGCCATAACGATTAAACACGTTAGTAGTAGCTGTACCTACATCTTTAAGAGCACCAAAAGCTTTACCTGCTAATGTAGATCTTTCAGCAAGAGATGTAGTCTTACCTTTTAGAACTTCCATAACAGCCAAGTTTTGGTCAATAGATTCTAGAATACCAAGACTTCTCATAGCCTTAATTTCTTTATCAAACTCTACTCGCTCTTCTTTAGTTAAGAATTCTCTTAGACGAGTACCATGTTCTCTTAAGATTGGATGACCACTTAGTAACTCCATCATAGCAATAGGAGTCTTCTTCATAGTTTGTTTAAACGCACTTGGAAAGACAATAGATTGCTCATAGAACATCATTGGTTGGATAACCATGTGTCTTAATGGGAATTGATAAGTAATCAAAGCAAGAGAAGCTAATTTCTTAGGGAATCCAGTAATAGGATAAGCACCAAGATCACCAGTTCTTCTAGCTAAATCTGAACCTGTTTTAAATTTAACCTTCTCAAATACATCTGCTAAACCATGTAAAGAGTTTTGCATGAATCTATCTATAGTTCCAGCTGCTCTATTTTGGAAATGTGTATGGCGATTCCAAACCATTTGAGCATCTTTAACCATTGTGCGTAGTTCAGGTGAAGCTACCTTACCAGCTAATGAGATATCATCTATTGCTGTTGGGAATTCTCCACCTTTTAGAACTGGTTTAAAGTCTCTGACGAAAGCTTCTTTAAATGCTTTATCAAATTGACTGTAAGCTGCAGTTCTAGAAATACGATTTGCTGCATTATTAAGTGCCTCTAGAGGATCAACAAGGACTGAATCACCTTGCACTGTTCTAATATCTTGGTTACGAGATAGAGCATTTTTATAGTTATCTTCAGTAAGTTTATACTCAGCAGTGAAGTCTGTTAAAGAACCTTCTCTAGCTTGTCTTGGTTCAAGAACATCAAACTCTGCACCAAGTTCTTGCTTAAGTTGTTCAACAAGCATATCTGCCTCATAACGAGTCGTTGCAGTACCTTTAACTTTAGTGAATTCATTATAACGAGGATCACCTTTTTGTAATACTTTACCATTTAACTCAATGACTTTAGGTCTAACTTCGACAAAGAAATGGCTAGAGTACTCTTTATAGTTGTGACCAGGTAATTTGTTTAATACTCTTTGTGGTAAGATACCAAGCTCAGCGTTCTTACTTAACACACCATATTCTACTGCAGCATTGTCTACAACGTGTTTACCATCTAGTTTAACAAGAGGTTGACCTTTAGTATTAGAAGCATTACCCTTAGATCTATCTGCTTTAAACTCTATGATTTGACCTGTTTCAAAGTCTAATACTTTAGTAGGAACTTCATTATCAGCTAGGTTGAATACTTGTTTAACTGCACCTTTGTATTCATTATTGATATAGATACCTTTATCATAGCCAGCATTAATTAGTCGAGTCTTTTCACCTTGATTAGTGATATCAAATAGAGTATCTTGAGTTTCTCTCCAAGCTCTTTGAATCTCATCCATCTTAGCAATTTGTTCTACTGTAAGTTCAGGATGGTTTCTAGATAGTTCAGCTGTACTAAATAGGTCTTTACCTTCTACTTCCATTTGATTAACCATAGAACGAATGGATTTATGTAAAGGTTTATTCTTATCAATGAGATAGTTTAATTGAACAGTAATATCTGATTTAGCTCTTCCTGCTTTAGGACTTAGTGCAGCACGAGCTCTTTCATACCAACCTGCAGTAGTACCAGTACTGAATAGAAACTCACCAACTACTGATCGTTTAAGAGCGTTACCAATATTGCCACCAAAACCAAAGAAAGATATGTTAGTATCTGCTAAGCCTTGACCTAAGATTTCATTGTCTAGAAGCTTGTAGTTCTTTTTGAAATCCCACTCAACATTAAATTGACCACGAGTCTTATTAAGTTTATTAAACTGTTCTGGCGTATAACGAGTATTAGTTTTAATATCTCGAATAGTAATCTTACCTTGATCTTTAGTCTCAAGTTCTGCTATATTTTTAGATAACTCATCAACTGCATTGAGTGTAGCTTTCTTAGTCGTAAATGCGTAATCTGGACCTTGAGTAAATACCATCTTACCTTCAAGACGAGTATCAATCATATTGAAGTGTGAGTTAGCTTGATTATAATGTAGTTTAGTTCCTTGATGGATACTTGCTCTACGTTCATAATCAATGAGTCGTTCTTGTTTATTAATGATATTATCATCAAATAAAAGATCTAGTTTAGCTTGAACTCTAGGATCAGGATCACTAAATTCAACTGCTAGTCGGTCATTAATATCTGGCTCTACTTTAGTCTTTGATCTTTCTACATAGTCTGGTAGAACATTCTCAGCTACGACAGCTTCTATTGTAGTACCAGCAGCATCAGCAAACCTAGCACCATCTTCTTGGATAACAGTATTAACTGCCATTTCTTTAACTACTTTTGGATTAGAGTTAGTCGTAACATCCCAAGCACTACCTACTTTATGTCTTAGATTATCAAAGCCAGCTTTTAAATAAGGTTTAGTAAATGGAGTAGTTAAAAGGAAAGCATCAGTAAGAACTTTAAACTGACCTCGTTTAAACGCACCTGGAGGTAATATAGGACCATTTGCAAGCTTCTCATCTATAAAATCAATCGCTTGACCTATAGATTCAAATGCTTTAGATGTAGCCGCATTATTATATTCTCTTTCTACACCAGCATACTTAGCTACATTCTGAAGTCTCCAGTCAAATACTGAAGCAATTGGATCATTCTCTGCAAAGTTTTGACCAGCTTGGATAGCTGCTTCCCAGTCTATTGGGTTCTTACTATTGATAGCTTGACGAACTAAATCAGTTACAGTTCCACTTGTAGCAAGAGCAAAGTTAGGAAGTGAGGTAATTAAATTAACAATAGCTAGTGCTTCACCAGAAGCCATTCTAGGAATCTCTTTAGCAACTTGTTTAGCTGACATAGTTACTGGAGCTTTTTTAACTTCATCAATCTTAGTTAATGTAGTCGTTAAGTCATCAACAATTTGATCTTGAGCTGTTCTTTCAATATGGTTATCTGCAATATCTAAGATAGCTGTATCTTGAACATACTTGTCTCGGATATCTGTAGAAATATATTGACCAGAAGAATAGCCATTAAGAACTTTAAGTTTAGTCTGCTTATCAACGGTTGGATCATTGATAAGATCAGCAATAATAACTTTGTCTTTAGCTATCTGTTCGTTAGCCCAATTAACTTTAGCATTAGAATACGCTTGTGAATACCCTTGTCTTGTTAAATCATCTACGATTTCATTAAAGCCAGAAACCATATCTGCAGGTTTATTAATAGCAGTAGTATAGAAAGCTGTTTCTTTAGCTTGCTTTTCAGGCATAGCAGGAGTAACAGTTATCTGTTCAAGAGGTAATTCGTATTCTTCGAATTGCATTAGATTATCCTAAATTAAGTCGTCTCAGTTGTTTTAAATATATTACCAAAGGATGTTGGGAAGTTACTTGCCATACTTCCAATTCGTTGCCAACCTTGTTGTTGAGATTGAGCAGTAAATTGTTCTGACGCAGCTTCACCAATTTGTTGGTTAATACCTGTTAAAGTTTGACCTGTAGTTTCAGCTACATTAATATTACCAATACCAGTAGCTGTTTGTGTACCTAAAGCTCCTACTGAACCAGTAAATGAAGATGTACCTGCCATACCTAAACCAGCTCCACCAGTTTGAGCAACAATATTACCTACACGAATACGTTGTTCTCTAGTAGCAGCAGCTCTTTGTCTTTGAGCTAAAACTTCTTGGTATCTAGATTCTTGTGCAGCCTTTTCTTTACTTAATTCAAATTGTCTTTCAGCAGCTCCAGCAGCCTTTTTAGCAGATTTTCTTTCTTGCATACCTGAGAATACTTGAGCACCTAAACCAATAGCACTCAATACATTTGCTCCAGGAATGAATGAAGAAGCCACACTAGCTACTTTAGATACTGCTGAAACAACACCACCATATCCTACTTTTCTTACATTTTTATGTTTCATATTAAACCTCCAACCTTGTTATGATATTAAATTTTCCATCTTCAGTTGTTGCTACTTCACCTGTCGGAATAGCTCCAAACATCTTATTAAACTTTAAAGCTTTTTGATCACTTACAAGACCATATACTTCATATATACCTCGTTCTCGTAAAGTCATTCTAATCTGTTTAAACACTTCAATGTAACGTTTAAACTCTGATACACTCCAAGCTTTAAGTTCGTTGTGCATTATCCAAACTTGTAGTCCTTCATCAAAGGACAATCCTACAAATCCATTTCCTTCTTCAGCGTATAGTATTTCCATTAGACTTTACTAATAGCTGATGCTGAGATACCCCATCCTAGTAATTTCATATCTTTACCAGCTTCAGATTCTATTTTTAAACTTAAACATTTACCTGAGCCTCTTAATTTATTCTTTGTTACAATAACAGAATCACCATAATCAAATGGATCTGCAGCACCACTTGGTATGTAGTTTCTTAATAATCTATATGCTTGGAATTGATTACCCCACTTACCACTGTTAGCAGAATTAGCCCAGTTCCATTGAGCTTGTACTAAACATGATGAAGGGTTATCTAAAAGAAGACTAGAACCTACAGTACTAAATCCATCTTCTGTTCTATTAAAGTAGAAAAAGATATAAGGTGCTTGTTTTTTACGCATAAGATCATTAAACAATTCATACCCTGTAACAAGATAGCTAGAATAATTAGCACCTGTACCTGAACCTGCTGTTTTCCAATCAGTAAAGGATGAACTATTATATTTAGATATAGTAAAACTAGATCCTCTCATAACAAGGAAACTAAATAATGAACTACGATTGGTTAGAATTGTATCAGTAATAATTACAGTAGTACCTGCAGTGACAATAACATCGTCAGTTCCTACTTCTACTGTACTATTAGATGTAGAAACGGCATATCCAGGTACTTCAATATAATCAGTTATTGCTGGAGAATTACTTGCTAAAGAGGATATACTATTAGTATACCATGCTTGAAGTGTTAAGTCAAGTACTAATTCTTTAGTATATCGATTAATATAGTTATCAGTTGAATATGTCGTAGAATCGTTATACATCCAACGAACTCTGTTTTCTTTCTCATCATAGAATCCACGGCAATTGTTTTTACCTAAATCTGGAATGTTTAGGTATAAACTTTGAATTGATGTTAATGAGATAGATTGAGCAGAGAAACGACCAGATCCAGCATCTGGACTTAACAAGTAAATACCAGCTTTAGACCAGTATACAAAGTTTCCACCTACGTTTACAATTGATCTAGGGTTAATAACACCATTAGGTGAGACCTTAGATACTTGGAATGATGTTGCAATAAAGCCACCAGTGTCACCATAAACTTCCCACACACCATTCTCAGCAAATACGAGTAGAGATGATTGAGAAGATACTACTTTAATAATCTGAGTTGCATCAGGGATTTGAATAGATCCACCATCAGAAGCTACTAGATCATTAATAGAAGGATCAGTTGGGTCATTTACTTGATGACATTTACCTAGTTGATCTTGACTTTGAATAACTTGTGTAAAGAAAATATATCCACTATAGTTTGGTGATCTTGAATCTCCACCTGAAACAACAGAGTTTATACCAGAATAGAATAAGCGTTGAGCATAAGATGCTACTGTAGTTATATGGTTAGTTTCTTGGTCAAGAGGTAAACTAGAAATACCTGATACTGTAGTTCTATCTGTTCCTCTAGTAAACGCATCAATAATATAACTACCACGAGCTACTTGATAGTTAGATGTAGAGTTTTTCTTAAGAACGTTAGGATCATACTTTTCATAGTCACCTGAACCTGGATTACTAATTTTACCTAAAGTCCAAACGTCAGCATTACTTGGAAAAGATCCTAGAATAGTTTTGGTATAATCAATTGCATCTGCACCAGATACAGTAGAAATGGTTGGATTCCAACCTTGGTTTCTTAAATTATATTTGTGAGTATTACTTAAAGTTGCTGGTCTATTATCAATAGAAAGACCATCATCGATACCCCAAATATCTCTTACATTAATTGTAATTGTAGATTGTGAAACAACATCTGTAGAACTATTGTAAGTTAAAACAACAGGTTTTGGTAATTCTTTAGATACAATAATTAATTTATTGTTAATAACAGTAGTTTCAATCTCAGCACTAGATAATCCAGCTAATGTGATTGAACTTCCACCATTAAGTAAATTAGCACTAGGAGTATTAGTAAGAAGATCTACGAACCAAAGTTTATCATTAATGCGAACAACACCAATAGATACAGTAGTATCTCCACTTGGTGTATCCCATCTATGGAAAGATTGTCTACTTGTTGCTAACTGAGCAGCAGTAAATCCTGTAGCTGTTAGAGCATAGTTGTCTTCATAATCAATACCAAGTCGTCTTGATCTAGAACCATCTCTATTCAGTACAAAATTACTTTCATCAATAGAAGCATTTTCAGGGAATGTTAGAGGATTAGCCTCAGTAATTAGACCCTTTATAAACGATCTATAGACCTTCTCAGTTAAGGCTGCCATTAGTCTTCCTTAGGTATAAAGGCTACTTTTTCTTCTTTTTTAGCTTTCGTATCTGCAGATCTTAAAAGATAAGCATTAACAGCAATATCTGCCATAGCAGCAGATGTATAAAGACCAGCTAATTCTTGTGGTAATTCACCACCAGGAACAAACTGAATCTTGCAGTGTGCTGTCTTTGGATCAATGAATACTTGTATTTCTTTTCCACCAGCTGTTTGATAACTTTTTAATACTCTCATTATTTTCCTTTAAGTAATTCTCTTCTTTTAAGTTCATCTTGACGCATAGCTTCAGTTGTTTGAGCAGACTCATCTTGAAGTTTATTCCAGAAAGGCGACTTACCTTCTGCTATACGTTTATCTGCACTTCTTTGTGAAGTTGCATAAACATCTTCTGGCACTTTACCTGTTTCTCTAATATAATTAAGATCAGCTGGATGAATACCTTTGGTTAATGCAGGTCTATAAGTTTCTTTAGTTCCTGGCATACCTACAGATACTTCAGTCATTACATCTCTGTTATTAGGTAAACGAACTTCTCCTAAGAATCCACGTTCTTTAGGAGTATTATCTAAACGAGAACCATAGTTAGGTTCTTGTGCTCTTTTTAATTTAGAATAAGGACCAGCCATTATTTTCTTTTAAGTTGCTCTCTACGTTTTAATTCATCCTGAAGCATCTTTTCAGTGATAGTCATAGAATTCTTAGCAGCGTCTGCTGGTGAAGTAAATGTACCTTGATCAATAGCTTTTTTAATTAATGAACTTTGTTGCATGTCCATAACTCTTTGA